CCTATCTGCTGCGACCAACTGAGCAAGCCGCGCCCGCGCGCATGAGTCCGACGGCCATTGGGCACGGGCAAGCGCCAGGCGAAACGGCAGCTCAGAAACGAAGCAGGCTGTTCGGGCTGGGCAACTCTCCCATTGGCGAGAGCCAGGGCGGGGGGCTGTACTTCCCGAACCAAAAATGAGGTGACATATGACGACGGGAGCAAGCAGGGTAACTGATCTCAACAGTTACTTTGCAAATCTCTATGAGGATGCCGTTTTCGCCGTGCGAGACAGCGGCCTGGCGCCGCGGCTCGTAACCGTCTTTCGTGACGGCCAAGGCGATCAAACGCGCACGTTGAGCGAGTATCCAGAAATCAGTTTTCAGACCGTGGCGGAAACGGAGGACTACTCCAACCCCACGCGCATGACCAAGACGGCGCTCAGTACGCTGACGCCGGGCGAGGTTGCCGCGCAGACGCTTATCACGGACCGGCGCATCGAGACCGATCCGGACAATGCGCGCGCTGACGCCGCGACAGAACTGGGCCTGGCCGCAAGCAAGAAGATCGATACTGACATTTTCGGTAACTTTTCGAGCTTGACCGGCGGGACCGTGGGCGCAAGCGGTAGCGCCTGCAATTGGGGCTACTTCTTTGCCGGCATCGACATCCTGCGAGCCAACAATGTGCCGGGGCCTTACGTAGCGGTGATGCATCCGTATCACTGGCACTATCTGGCGGAGTCCGCGGCCGTTTCGGCGACCGTGACCAACGCGCCAGAGTTCCAAGACGAGGTGATGCTGCGATGGTGGCTGCAGCGCGCGGCGGGCGTTGACATCTTCTTCTCGGCAAACTGCCCGACCAGCGGCACAGATGCCTATAGCGCTATCTTCAACCCAAGGGCTTTGGCGTTTGACTTGCGGCGCGACTTCCGCCTGGAGCCCGAGCGCGACGCCTCGGCGCGCGCCTGGGAGCTCACCGCGACAATGCTGTATGCGCACGGCGTCTGGCGGCCCCTCTGGGGTGTCCAGCTTATCGCCGATGCTCAGACGGTGAGCTAGGAGGAGGTAGACGATGTTTGGTTACAACAATCCGAAAGAAGTCGTGGTGACGATTGCGGACCCGACCAAGGATAACTACTACAAGCTGTTTCGGGTGCCGAGCCGCACGACCAAGATCGAGATTCTGGAAGCGTGGGCCGAGTCTGATACGACCGTGACCCTGGGCAACGGGACGGGCATTGCGCTCACCCTGTTGGACTATGGCACGGCGGGCACGGCCAACGTGGGCACCGTTTCGTCTGCGCTGGGTGGCACTGCTGTTACCTGGACGGCGAATACGCCCAAGGAGTTTACCATCTCGGAAGGAACGATGGACGCGACGGACTATCTCTGTCTCAAGTATGACGAGTCCGGGTCGATTGCGCCGTTGAACCTGACAGTTGGGATCATCTACGTGGACGGTGTGGGCGCCTAATCCGCCCATGCGGCTGGCTAGCGAGCAAGAGTACTTGCCTTGCGAAAAGGGTCGCCCCCGCCCCTGCCAGCCGCAGTTAGGGGTGCAATCGAGAGACGAGCAATCGAGGGAGGGGGCAAGCATGATTATAGCAGTAGATGCTGACGCGCTCAGGATAGAGAACGACCATGGGGCACCCTGGAAGGGAAGGCTGCCGCCAAGCATTAGCATCGAAATGTGGCACGACGGAATCGAAACTGTGATAGAGGCCGACGGGACTCAGTGGCACGGGCTAGGAGGCCGTCGCCACTACGAAATAAGGATACAAGAGGGGGGCAGCTCTTTAACATGAAGATTTTGTGGTTTTCCAACGCAGCTTGGGCTAAAACGGGCTATGGCAACCAAACCGACCTGTTCTGGTGGCGACTGGCGCGCATGGGGCACGAGGTGATTCTGGGCGCTAACTACGGCCTCGCCGGCGCGCAGGTCAACATCCAAAGCCCGGACGGCAAGTATACGACGCAGATGTATCCATCGGGGTTCAACCCACACGGCGCCGACATCATACACCAGTACGCCGAGCGCATGAAGGTCGATATCGCCATCACGCTCTACGACACGTGGGTATTTAACCCGCAGGCTATGCAGACCTTCCGCTGGTGTCCGTGGATGCCGGTTGACCATGAGCCGTTGCCTAAGGCGGTCGCCAACGTAATGCCAGCGGCTTACCAGCCTATCGCGTATAGCCGCTTTGGTCAGCGCATGCTACAGGACGCGGGCTTTGACGCGCTGTACGTGCCGCATGGCATCGATACCGACACGTTCACGCCGGGCGATCGCCAGGAGGCGCGTGAGAAGCTAGGCCTGGTCGAGAAGGGCTATGAGTTCGTGGCGGTGATGGTTGCGGCCAACAAGGGCACGCCTAGCCGCAAGAGCTTCAACGAGGTGCTATGCGCCTGGAAGCGGTTTATCGAGGATCATCCCAAGAGCCTGCTCTACCTCCACACCTACAGCGGCACCGAGATGCAGGGCCTGGATTTGACCGCGCTAGCGCAATCGCTGGCGATCCCTACCGAGAATCTTGTCTTTGCGCAGCGCTACTGGCTGATGCAGGGCTACGCGCCGACATACATGAACACGCTCTACAACGCCGCTGACGTGCTGCTAAGCCCGTCGATGGGCGAGGGCTTTGGCATCCCGATTGTGGAGGCGCAAGCGGCGGGCACGCCGGTCATCACCGGTGACTGGACATCTATGCCAGAGCTAACCTTTAGCGGCTGGAAGGTGGGCGGCCAACGGTTCTGGACGCCGATTGGCGCGTGGCAGTACGTGCCGTTCATCGATGACATCTATGAGGCGTTGTGCGAGGCGTACAAAAAGCGCGGCTATGACAAGCTGCGACGGGACGCGCGCAAGGGCGCGATGGACTACAACGCCGATCACGTAGCCGAGACCTATTGGAAACCGGTCCTAGAACAGATCGAGGCAGAGATCACAACGGCCGATGAGCTAGAAACGGTAGTGCTGTAGGCAGAACGGGGGGGGCATGGAGGAAAAAGACTGGTATCGAGAGGCATTGCGGCGCATAGCCGATTGGCCTGAGGGTTATGAGGAGATTGTGCAGCCCGAGATCGACAGCTTTGCGCGCGACGTGCTAGACGCGGATGATCCCGAACAGGCCGTGAAAGACTGGCGCAAGCATTTGTCCGGATATCGTCGGCAAAGACGCGACTGGAACGGCGACTCGTGAAGGTCCAATTTTACAACCCGCCAGTCCATCACTACTCCGGCGTGCACTATCGCATGAACCCAGCGCTTGGCATGCCCATTCTGGCGGCGGTGCTGGAGCAGGCGGGGCATGGCGCGCAGGTGGCGGACCTGGAGGCGCTGGCGATTGCGCCTGACCGGCTAGGCGCCGCCTATGCTCAGCAGCGTGACCGCTGGCCCGACGTGGTAGGGTTTACCGTGACGACGCACAACCAGCGCGGCGCGCGCGAGTGCGTTAAGGCGCTACGGGCCGCGGGCTATGACCGTTACGTCATGCTGGGCGGACCGCACATCACCATGCTAGCGCAGACGGGCAACCTGGACGAGCAGAGCGCGTGGGGCGCGGACGTGTGGGTGGCGGGCGAATGCGAGGGCAACATCGCGCGCATCATCGAAGAGCAGCCACGCGGGCTGGTACAGGGCGAACCGATGGCCATCGAGGACATCCCCGCGCCGCTGTGGTCGCGCCATATGCCAGCTGTCACGGCTTACGAGGGTAACCAGCCACACTTTACCGCGCCGCAGTCTATCAGCATGTGGAGCCGGGGCTGTCCGCACCAGTGCATCTTCTGCGGAAATCCCGTGTTCCGGCTCCAGCGAATCCGCATGCGGCCGCCGGAGCGCGTGTACGACGACATGGCGCAACTGGCCGAGATGGGTGTCAAGACGGTATTCGTCTACGACGACGAGCTCATTGGCATGGGCGGCAAGCAGAACGATTGGCTGCTGGACGTGTGCGAGCGCATCGCGCCGTTGGGCCTGCTGTGGAAATGTCAGGGGCGGTGCTCTGCGAAGCACGTGCGCCAGGACGTGCTAGAGGCCATGTACGCCGCGGGCTGCCGGGCCGTCATGTGGGGCGTTGAGTCGTTCAGCGACCGGGTGCTGAAGGCCATCAAAAAGGGCACGACTGAGGCGGACATCTGGCACACGCTGGAGGCATCGCACGCGGCGGGGATCGGCAACTGGCTGTTCTTGATGGTGGGCAACTACACCGAGACGCAGGCGGACCTGCAGCACACCGAGGAAGCGCTAGTCAAGGCGTCACGGGCAGGGCTAGCGCAATGGCGACAGGTAACGGTATGCACGCCGGTACCGGGGACAGAGCTATACCGGCTAGCGCAAGAGCAAGGCTGGTTGGTCGAGCCGCCGGAAGTGGGGCCGCAGATGGGGCAGGTGTACGCGGCGACACCGTGGCTAAGCAAGCGCGAGCTGCGCTACTGGCGGGCAAGATTGGAGGGAGCAAGGTGAGCGTTGAGCGCATTGTTCTGACCGTGGGGTGCGACATCTGCGGGGCGGAGGGTTCTGTGGATATCCCCTTAGATGGCACTTCTGTGGAAAAGGCACGTGACGCGGCCATGCTGGAACTAATCTCGTGCGGCTGGGAGTTCAATCGCGGCTGGGACAGCGATAGCTTCGACGCATGCCCAGCGTGTCGCGGCAAGGCGGGCGGGAAGGAGTGACGCCCAAGGTATTCGGCATTGGCCTATCGAAAACCGGCACCGTGTCGCTCACGGCGGCGCTCAAGCGGCTGGGTTACAACGCCACCCACTACCCGCCGCCCGCCGAGGTCATGGCGTACGCGGCGCGGTTCGACGCGCTAACCGACATCTCGGTGATACCGTGGATTGCGCCGCTGGCGCTGGAATATCCAAGCGCACGGTTCATCCTGACGACGCGAGCGCTGGAGCCGTGGCTAGCTAGCTGCGCGCGGCACTTTGCAGCGCCGGCAACGGACTACCGGCGCGACATGCGCTGTTACGTGTTTGGCACGGACGCATACGACGAAGCGACGTTCCGGCAGGCGTACGTGCGCCACGAGGCGTGGGTGCGGGGCTACTTTGCCGGCCAGCGCGAGCGACTGCTGGTGATGGACATTTGCGGGGGCGAGGGCTACGAGCGGCTATGCCCGTTTTTGGGCGTGCCGAGGCTAGACGAGCCGTTCCCGCACGAAAACAAGACGAGGGGGTAAGCGAGTGAGAGCACTGGTAACGGGGGGCGAGGGCTTTATCGGCAGCCACCTGTGCGACGCGCTACGCGAGCGCGGCCACTATGCGCTGAGCTACGACCTGGCACAAGGGCTGGACGTGCTGGACGCTGAGCGATTGCAGGCGCACGTCAACGGCGCCGACGTGGTATTCGATTGCGCGGGCATCCTGGGCAGCGCCGAGACGTTCGGCCACATCGAGGCGACGATAGACGCCAACATCAAAGGCACCATCGCGGTGCTCAGGGCATGCCAGGCGGCTAGCGTACCGATGGTGTACTTGTCGCTCAAGACGACGTGGCACAATCCGTATTGCATCACCAAGCGCGCGGCCAACGAGTTCTGCTTGGCGTGGCACGAATACTACGGCCTGCCGGTGTGCGTCGTGCGGGGCCTGAACGTGTACGGCCCGCGCCAGAAGTGGGGCAAGGTGCAGAAGGCGGTCCCCACGTTCATCGTCAACGCCATTCGTGGCCTACCGCTGGACGTGTACGGCGATGGGCAGCAGATCACTGACCAGATCCACGTAAGCGATCTGTGTGAGGTGCTGATCCGCGCATGGGAGAAGCGGGCCTGGGGCGCGGTGATCGATGCGGGGACGGGCATCCCGACGACCGTGAACGCGCTAGCGCAGACCATTGTTGAGCTAGCAGGCAGCAATAGCGAGATCCGCCAGCAGCCCATGCGACCGGGCGAGCCGCCGCGCGGCGGCGTGCAACTGGCCGATCCGACGGCCATGGTGCAGCGGCTGGGCTACTATCCGCGCGTTACGCTGCGCGAGGGCATGGTGGCGACGATTGACTGGTATCGGGAGCACTACAGGGAAGTGGAAAAGAGGTAGGGGGGCATGGCAGAAAAGGGACACGCGTTTGTGGGATTGCGCAAGCAGAATACGGAAATCATGGATGCGCTGTTGGACATGGGCATTGACGCGACCTATGCCCAGCGAGTCATTATCGACCTTCCGTGTAATGAGGTCGCCCGCGTCTATGTGCAAATGGTGGCGAAAGACAAGCCAACGGAGAGGATACTACGCGCCATGGAGCCCGACGTAGAGTTCGGCCCGCCGAGGGACGAATGACCATCGGCCTGGCTATCATGGCCTTCGACCGCCCGCACTACCTGAAGCGCACGCTGGACGCGCTGGCGGCTAACGACCTGCGCGATATCGAGGTACACGTCTGGCAGGATGCGCCGACGACGCCGGGGACGGTCAAGGGCGTGGAGGGCAGCATCGCGGCCTGGGTAGACGCGGGGTTGCCGGGGACATTGCACACGAACGAGGTCAACCTGTGCTGCGCGGCGCAACGTTACCAGATCATGCCCTACATGGCCGAGCGTTACGAGCGCTTCATCTGTATGGATGACGACCTGCTGCTATCGCCGTGGGCGCTGCGCCACATGCGGACGCTGTTCGACCAGTACGCCGACGACCCACGCTTTGCCACGATATCGCCGGGCTTTGTGCTGCTATGTGCCGAGCACGACCTAGACGCCTACCGCGACAGGGTGTGGCCGGGCAGCGGGCACTTTTGGTGCGAGGGCTGGTGGCGTGACAAGTGGGAACGTGTCTGGCCGTGGTATGAGGCTTACTTTGAGATTGCGCGCAACTGGGACTATCGCCTGATTCATGAGCACCGCGATGAAATGGCGGCCTGGGCTGTGAGCATGGGCAGCGACGTGTTGGGCGTGTCAAGCGACGTGGCGCTGTGGCGGGGCATCAAGGGCGAGGGGATGAAGCGCCTCCGCATGGTGGTGAACCGCGCCTATGGCATCGGCGTGTGGGGGCTGCATTGCCGGCCCGACGTGGTCGCAGGGTTGGGGCTGGCCGACCGTTTTTACGCCTGGCCGGACGAGAGCGACATCGCGCGCTTTGAGCTAGTGCCTGAGCTCCCGCCAGAGAGCGAATGGGGGCAAGCGTGAAGGTCATCATCAATCCGACCTGGGCGTGTCAGTTCTACTGCCCATATTGCAGCATCCATGCGCAAGGGCTGGAAAAGGACACGCGCCAGCTTGCGGCCCGGCAATGGGGCTGGTGGGTACACCAGTTGCCGGTGGGATCGTGTGTGGAGATATCGGGCGGCGAACCGCTATTGTACGCTGGCCTCGTGCGCCTATTGCAGATGATTGTGGATAGCGGTTGTCGGTGGGGGTTGACGACCAATGCGGCGCACCTACCAGCGGTCGAAGCGCTAGTGGCGGCCAAGATACCGGGCGCGATATCGCTCAACGTATCGGTACAGCCGGAATCGCCGCCGGACATCATCGAGCGGGCGCTGGCGCTGAAAGAAGCGGGCTATCCGGTGCACCTGAACCGCGTCGAGCATCCCGCCTCGCCAACGCTGCCAGACACGCACGGGCTGAGCGTGAACCATATTCCGTATCAGGCGTGGCTAGAAGGCGACGCAGTAGACGACAAGCGCCGGATGTGTGACGCGGGCGCGGCGCACTTTGCCGTTGACCCGGCGGGGCGCGTGTATCGCTGCCTCGTGCACCTCCAGCTACGTCGGCACGTACTGGGCACGGTGGCGCAGCCGATCCACACCTATGCACTGATGGGGCCAGAGCTCTGTGATACGGGCTGTTCGGCCTGCTACACCACCGAGCCGCGCCAGTGGGGCATCAAGATGGAACTGGCGGAATGAAACACTACCTGATCAATCCGACCTGGCGCTGCCAGAACCACTGCCCCTATTGCTGGGTGCGCAAGAGCGTCAAGCAACGGCCAGAGATGGTGCACGCGCCGGAGCGCCCGCTGGCGGACTGGATAGCGGCGATACAACGCGACCGGCCAGAGATGGTAGACATTGCCGGCGGCGAGCCGCTATTGACGGGCTGGATACCGGAACTAGTGCTAGCTTGCCCCGAGACGCGCTTTGGCCTGAGCACGAACGGACTGGCCGATGGCGAATTGCAGCGGCTAGCGCACATCAAGCCGCGCAATTTGCTTTCGGTGGCGTTGAGCTATCACCCAGACTCGGAGTGGCCGCACTACGAGCAACGCTGGCGGCGAGCGGCGGTCATTGTGGGCATGGCCTGGGGACATCGGCTATTCAACGTAGTGGACTATGCCGACAACGTGGCCAGGGCGCAAGGGGCTATCACCTGGTTGCAGAGCGTCAACGGGCGGATGACCATCTCGCCCTACGAAGAAACCGATGACCTGGACGCCATGCAACCAACGGGCCTGACGTGTCAGGGCGGGGTGACGCATCTCGTGATTGCGCCGGATGGGGCGACCTGGCCGTGCCTGACGACCATGCGCAGCCCGCTGTGGCGGGAGACGTGCATCGGCAACTGGCTGGATGGCGAGCTAGACCTGAGCCGCAAGCCGGAGCCGTGCCACCTGTACTGCGCGGACTATTACATTCTGGGGCCTGGCCACGAGGCGGGCGATATGTGGGGCACGAAACCGCGACCGATAGAGGGGGGCGAATGAGGGCACTGGTAACTGGAGCCGATGGCTTCCTGGGGGCGAACCTTTGCGCGGGGCTGCTAGCGCGCGGCCATGACGTGGTGGGCGCAGCGCTGCGGCGCAAGGGCCACACGTCGCTGGAGGCGCTAGGCGTGAACATCCGCGTCGAGTATGGCGACGTGCTGGACGCCGACTATTTGCGGCGCGTCATTGGCGCGCACGAGATCGAGTGGGTGTTTCACCTGGCCGCCGTGAGCATCGTGCGGGTGGCGGCGCGCGACCCGCGCCGGGCTATCGAGACGAACGTCATGGGCACGCTCAATCTGCTGGACGCCTGCCGGTACGGCCCGGTCGAGGCGGTGGTGGTGGCGTCGAGCGACAAGGCTTACGGCGACTATGGCGGCGAGGCGTACCACGAGGACATGCCGCTGCGACCGGCGGGCGCGTACGAATTGAGCAAGGCGCTGGAGGACACGCTAGCGCGGGGCTGGGCGGCGTTCACCGACGCGCGCATCACGGCAACACGCTGCGCTAACCTATACGGGCCGGGCGACATGCAATGGTCGCGGCTAGTGCCCAACTCGTGCCGGCGCATCGCCAACGGCCAACCGCCGGAGGTGCATCCCGGCGCGTGGGAATACCAACGCGAGTGGCTGTACGTTGAGGACGCGGTAACCGCCTATGCGCTGTTGGCCGAAAAGGGCGCAAGTGGCGAGGCGTACAACGTGGGCAGCGGCGAACGGGCCACGGCGGGCGCGGTGGCATGTCGGCTGGCAGAGCGGGGGCGGGTGAACACGCCCGTATCGAGCGACTGCCAGATTGCCGAGATACCGGCGCAGGCGCTGGATTGCGCCAAAGTGCGCGCGCTAGGCTGGCGGCCCAACACGATGCTATGGGCCGGGCTAGACGCGACAATGCGCTGGTATCATGACTATCTGCGGGGGTAGGGCGTGAGAGTTCTTCTGGTGCACGAGGACAAACGGGGCTACGGCGAGGGCGGCGGGGCCGAGTCGATGTTGCGTGACGTGACGCGCGGGCTTGAGGCGCGCGGGCATGTAGTGCGATGGTATCAGGGTGACGGGCCGCTGCCAGCGGTGATGGATGAATTCCAGCCCGATGTCGCGCAGGTGATGACGATCCACAACTTCCTGGGCTTTGGGCCCGTGCGATGGTTGCAGCAACACGCCTTCCCGCACGTGTGGGCGCTGATGGACTATTGGCCCTTTTGCGGCGGGCGGATGTTGCTCGCCGAATACGACCGGGGCTGCGCGGCGGTTGAGGGCGTGTGTGACGAACAGTGCAAGGATGGACGCGCGCCGGCGTATTACCTGGAGCTGGTGAACCGCTCGCCGGTCATCGCGCTCAACGAATACACCGCCGACATCTACCGGCGCAACGGCCTGCGCTGCGACTATGTGGTGACGTTGGGCGTGGATCATGAGTATTTCACGCCCGCGCCAGAGAAGCGCGAAGCGGGTCGCATCGCCACCATGAGCGCATGGCCGCAATGGCCAACCAAGGGCATGCACATTCTCAAGGCGGCGCTCAAGGCGACGGGCTATAAGGGCAACCTGATCACGGGGCTACCGCGCGACCGCGTGCGCGCAGAGCTACAGCGAGCGGACGTGTTTGTCTTCCCAAGCTGCTATCAGGAGACGTGGGGCCTATGTCTGAACGAGGCGCTCTCGTGCGGATTAGCCTGTATCGCGTCCAGCGTCGCTGGGCCGCGGGCGCAGATCGAGCACGGCGTCAACGGGCTGCTTGTGCCGCCGCGCGACCCCGACGCGCTGGCCGACGCGCTGCGTCAGGTGATGACAGACGACGCCCTGCGCGAGCGGCTGCACCAAGGCGCACGGGAGTCGGTCGAGCAGCGCATGACGCTCGACCATATGGCGGCGCAATTAGAGGCGGTGTATAGGAGCGTGACTAATGGCACGTGAAGGCATGAGCAACCTGCTGACCCGCTTCCGCCGACTGGTAGACGATAGCGGGACGGCGGTCTGGACGCAAGACCAGCTACAGGACGTGCTGGACGAAAACAAGACGCGGGTATGGCGCGAGCCGCTAGAAGTGGACATGACGCGCACCTCCGGCACGACCTACGTCTATACCGAGTACCACAGCCGCTACGACAACTTTGAGGAGGGCGGCACCGCTTACTTCAAGATAGAGGACTCGGCGGGCTCGGCGCGTGGCACAGCCGACTATACCGTGGACTATATCGCTGGGCGCGTCACCATGAACGCTGACCAGGAGGGCACGGCGCTATACCTGACGGCCTGGAGCTATGACATGAACGCCGCCGCCGCGCAATGCTGGCGCGAGCGCGCAACCAAAGTTAGCAGCTATTACGACTTTCAGGCCGACGGCGTGCGCATGAACCGCTCGCAATGGTTTCAGCATTGCCAGGAGACAGCGGCCATGTACGCCAAGCAGTCGCGGCCCGTGACGGTCAGGCAGTGGCACGTGGGCGACTATGGGGATATGTAACCGATGACCGTATCTTCGAGCGAGCTGGACGCCATGCGCACGGCGGCAGAGGACATGCTACTGCCGGACACGTGCACCATCACGCGAGCGACGACGGCCAACAACGCCATTGGCGAGGCCATCGCCAGCTATGCCACGGTCACGGCGTCGGCGGAGTGTCGGCTGTCGCGGGCGGGGTTGCGGCCCTACATGCGCGCTATCGGCGAGCAGATGCAAACCGACGCCGATTGGGCGCTCTCACTGCACCACGACCAGGACGTGGCCGAGCAGGACCGCGTAACCGTGGGCGCAAACACCTATACGGTGGTCAAGGTATGGACAGATCAGAGCTTCAATATCTTGACGCGCTGCGACCTGAAGGAGGTGGAGTAGTGCCAGACGGCGGGCGCGTGGTCGTCGAGATCCGCTACAACCACATACCCAAGATGAAGGCGCAAGCGCCGGGGCTCATCAAGGCGGTGGTGCTCAAGGCGGCGACGGAGTTTGAGACGCTAGTCAAGACAAGCATGCAGGGCGGCAAGAGCGGGGCCGTGTATGGGCGGCACCAGGCGTCGGCTCCGGGCGAGCCGCCCGCTATCGATACCGGCAACCTGATCAACTCTATCCGGCACGAGGCGGAGGACGGCGGCTTTACGCAGGTGATATCCGCCAACGCCGAATATGCCCAACACCTGGAATACGGCACGCGCAAGATGGCGCCGCGCCCCTACATGCGACCGGCGGCGGAAAAGATCAGGCCTCGTTTCCTGGAGGCCATGAGGCAGGCGATAGAACGATGGACGCCATAGAACAGGCTCTCTACACGACGCTATCGGGCGGCACGGCGCTCACGACCGCGCTGGGCGGTACGAGCATCTACTATGGACTGGCGCCGCTGGACGCCGCGCTGCCTTACGTGGTGGTGAACTTGCAGGCGGGCAACGAGGGCAACGAGGTACTGAGGCGCAACGAGCGGAGGGTGTATCTAGTCAAGGCGCTGGCATCGAGCCTGGGCAGCGCAGAAACGCTGGCGGGTCACATCGATGACCTGCTACACGGCGCCACACTTTCGATAACGGGTTACGCGAACTATTGGAGCGCAAGGGAGTCCATTGTTAGGTATCGGGAGATCGACCCGCAGGCGGGGGCCATTGGTCATGCGGGCGGCGAGTATGCATTCGAGATCGAGAAGAACACGTAGGAGGACCAATGGCACGGTACACTGGACGGGCGCTGGTAGTCGAATGGATCTATAGCGGCGGGACTACCAATATCACGAACTATCGCCGCAGCTTTGAGACCAGCGAATCGGTTGACGACGCAGACGCGACGTGTGGCACGGTGACCTACCGCGATCACTTGCCGACGTTCACCGACATGACCTCGACGCTGGAGTATCTGGAGGACAATGGCGCGGACGGCACAGCTGCGTATTCCGCGCTCGCGCCGCGCACTGAAGGCACTGTGCGATGGTCGCCAGAGGGCACTGCCAACGGCAACCCGGAATACTATGGCGCCGCGTACGTGCAATCGCGCGACCGCAGCTATCCGTATGACGACGTGGCACAGGTCACGATCAACTTCCAGCACACCGAAGAGCCGACGCTCACGACCTGGGGCGCCTAGTAACACACAAGGGGGCAACGAATGGCAGAGACGGTAAAGAAGAAGCTCGGTTGCGGCAAGTCCGTTACGTTGGGCGGCGCGCTCAAGATGGGCGACTTTCGCCGCTGGGTCAAGGCCGAACAGGAGGGCGATTTTGAGACAAGTTACAAGTACCTGTCTCGAATCGTGCAGGAATGGGACTGGGAGCTTGACCCGGCAAAGGTGGCCAGCTACGACGAGCTGACCATGGCGGAATATCGCCAGTTGAACGAGGCCGTTAGCGCATGGCTTATGGCTGAGGCTGCGGCAAAAAACTGAGCAAGGCGGTCTACATGGCCGCCGCGTTTGGTGACTCGCCGCCCTGGGAATACTGGCAGGTGCAATTCGCAGAGAAGGGCATCTGCCAGTGGCCAGACTTTGACAGTATGCCCGTCGAGGACGTGCACCAAGTCATTGCCGTGTGGGACGGTCTTGCCAAGGCCGAGGAATACCGCAACCGCAAGCAGCAGGCTGACGGGAGCAAAAAGTAGATGGCACTGGGCAATGCGATAGCTAGCCTGTTCGTCAAGATAGGCTCGGATATAAGTGGCCTGGAGAAGGGGCTGTCGCAGGCGACCCAACAGGTCCAGGGCTTTGACAAGCGCTTGCGCAACATCGGTGGCGGCATGACCAAAATCGGCGCCGTCATGACGGCGGGCGTCACCGCGCCGGTTATCGCGGGCTTTGTGTCCATGGGCAAGGCGGCCTCCGACTTTGAGGCCGAGATGCGCAACGTCCAATCCATTTCCAAGATCACCGACCAGGAAATGGCGGCGCTGTCCGACGACTTTCTCAATCTGTCGATGGACATATCCAAGACGACGGATACGGCAAGCAACCTGGCATCGGCCTATTACGATATCCAGGGATCGGGCTTTGCCGGCGCGGACGGCATGACCATCTTGGAGGTCTCCACCAAGGCGGCAACGGCGGGCCTGACCGATACCGAGGTCGCGGCACGGGCCATCATGGCCACGTTGAACGCCTACGGCAAGGACGCCAGCGAGGCCGCGCACGTGTCCGACGTGCTGTTCCGCACCATGGACATCGGCGTTATCAGCTTTGAGGAGCTGGCCAGCAACATCGGCGACGTGGTAGGCACGTCGTCTATTGCCAAAGTTAGCATCGAAGAGGTGGGCGCCGCCTACGCCACCATGACCAAGGGCGGCATTAACGCCGCTGAGGCCACGACTGCGCTAAACCAGCTGCTGCTTTCGTTCGTCAAGCCGTCCACTAGCGCCATGGACGCGGCGGCAGAGTATGGCATCGAGCTCAACGCGGCGACGCTGGCTAACAAGGGCCTGTACGGCGCGATGGCCGAGGTCATCGAAAAGACGGGCGGCAGCTCCGACGCGCTGGCGAAAATCTTCCCCAACGTGCGCGCCTTCAAGGCAGCGGTATCGCTGGCGCGCGAGGATATGGGGCCGTTTGCTCAGGACATGGACGCTATCGGCGCGTCGGCTGGGGCGACGGCGGCAGCGTTTGCGATTCAAACGCAGAGCTTTGAGTCGCAGATGAAGAACTTTAACAACACGCTGCAAGTGCTCAAGATTCAACTGGGATCCGAGATCATGCCCATCGTCAACGAGTTCTTGCAGAACACCATTGTGCCGCTCATCAAGGCGTTCATCGCGCTGCCCAAGCCGGTCAAAAAGATGATCGTCGTTGGGCTGGGGCTGGCGGCCGCGCTGGGGCCGGTGCTGATTGTCGCGGGCCAGATGGTAAGCGCTATCGGCGCCATCATCGGCGTGATCGGCAAGCTCAAGGCCGTGTTTGGCATCCTAGGCGCGCTCAAGGGCCTGATCGCTGGCCTGCTTACGCTCAACCCCGTAGTGCTGGCGATTGTCGGCGTGATCGGCGCGCTCTACCTGGCGTTCAAGACCAACTTCCTTGGCATCCGCGACGTGGTGACAGAAGTCTGGGGCGCTATTCAAGAATCGTTCGGCTACGTCAAGGCTATCGTTAGCGCGTTCTTCAAGTTTCTCAAGGGCGAATACGAGTGGGATCGCGTACAGGCGGTCTGGCGCGGCGCCACCAAGCGCATCGGCGAGATCATGGGCGAGGCGTTTGGCAACATCGGGCAGCTGTTTGCCAAGGGCTTTGCCGCCGCCGTTGCCGGACTGAAGAACGCGGCCACCACAATGGTCGCTGGCGTCCTTGGCGTTAGCATGGCCGAAGCCGAAGAGATTATCACCAGGGCGTGGACCAACATCAAGAACTTTTTCGGCGCGGTATGGGACTATATCGTCCAGGCGGCCACCAACGCAGTGGCCCTGCTAAAGGGCGTGTTGGTCGCCGCGATCCAGGCGCTGGCGGGCGACTGGGCGGGCGCGTGGGAAACCCTCAAAGCTGCCGTAGGCTCATTCGTAGGCGACACCCTAGCCAACGTGTTTGGGTTCATCGAGCGCATTGGCCCCGCCATCGCA